ATGTCAAGAATTCATTTTGGTCAATTAGCCGATAAACAAGCAGGTGGTGGAACTGAAAATACTTTAGCAGCTATGCAGTACATCATGGATAGAAATAAAGCACGAGAAGCAGAAAGATTTGCAAAATACGGCAATCCTGAGCCTGGTTCTAAATTTGCAAATCCAAACCTTAGAAACCAACAAACTACATATGTAGATAGACAAGATTACAGTCAACCTAATGCTTATAATCAAGAAGCTATAATGAATAACATAAATCAATATGGTCTAGGAAATTTAGCCGGATTAATGGGCGATGTAAATATTTTTGGATCTATGTAAGATGCCTATTTCAAGAGCTCAAATGGCTAAAGAAATATCTACTAGAGGAATAAAAAAGTATCGCTCTGGTGGATTAGTAGGTTATAATGGAGAATCCTTAAAACCAGGGTCAAAATCTGGTAATATAGGATGTGGTGCAATAGCTCCAGGAAAACGAAAGTTTACTAAGATAGGATAATGACATGGCTACCAGTAATAGTAGAGATTTTGAATTAGACGTAGCAGAATACGTTGAAGAAGCCTTTGAAAGGTGCGGTCTACAATTACGAACTGGTTATGATTTAAAAACTGCTCAAAGAAGTTTAAATCTTATGTTAGCTGATTGGGCTAATAGAGGTCTTAATCAATGGACAGTTGTTCAACACACAGAAACTCTTGTTAAAGGTCAAACAGACTATAGTTTACCAGAAGGTGCTATTGATGTTTTAGGTCTTGCCTACAGAACTATAAATAACGGATCAAATTCTGATATTATAATTCAACCTATAGGTAGAAATGAATATCTTCAAATTCCTGATAAATCAACAGAAGGTCAACCAAGTCAATATTTTATTGATAAACAAATTTCTCCAAAAATTCAAATATGGCCTACATCTAATAACAATAATGACAGTTTAGTGTTTAATTATTTAAGACGAATAGAAGATGCAGACTACGGGCCAAACACAATGCAGGTTCCTTTTAGATTTTATCCTTGTTTGGCAGCTGGTCTTGCATATTATCTTTCTATTAAAAGAGCACCAGAAAGAACTATGTTGTTAAAACAAAGTTATGAAGAAGAATTTAAAAGAGCAGCTGATCAAGACGAAGTTCGTCAAAGTTATCAAGTTAGACCTTCTATGCGAAGCTATAGGAGACTTAGTTAATGGCTTATGCAAACGGAAGAAGAGCTTTAGGGCAATGCGATAGATGCGGACAAAGATATTTGTTAAGAGAATTGCATAATGAATGGAATGGTTTTAAAACATGCCCAGAGTGTTGGGAACCTAAACAACCTCAGCTTGAAGTAAGATTAAACTTTGCTGATCCACAAGCTTTGTATGAACCAAGACCTGATAAAGATGTACCTGCGGGCGATGGGTTAGTAAGAACAACAAAAGTAAATGCTTTTAACTCTTTAGTAGTAGATCCAATTGGAACGGCACTTGCATTTTCTGCTATTAATGGAAGCGTAGGAACAGTAACGGTGGTAACGACATGACATTAGCAGAATTAAAAACACTTATACAAAATTACACACAAAACACTGAAACAACTTTTGTTAATACTTTAGATAACTTTATTATATCAGCAGAAGAAAGAATGTTAGAGTTAGTTCAAGTAAATGTATTTAGAAAAACTGCTACAGGTAATGTAACTTTAGGAAATAGATTTTTAAAAGGACCTACAGATTATTTAGCGTCTTTTTCTTTAGCAGCTATAGACGCAAATGGTGATTATCATTATTTAGATAAAAAACACCCATCTTTTATTCAAGAATATGACATAGACCCACTTCAAGCAAATTTAAATGGTTTACCAAAATATTATGCAGATTTTGATGCGGGAAGTAATACAGCAGGTGAGGATAACACATTTTTAGTTGCTCCTAGTCCTGATGCCAACTACACTATGGAATTAAATTATTTATATAGGCCTCCAAGTCTTACAGTTAATACAACTGGTACTTACTTGTCTGAAAATTCAAGAAATGCACTATTGTATGGTGCTTTAATTGAAGCTTATATATTTATGAAGGGAGAACCTACCCTTTTAGCAGAGTATGAAAAAAGGTTCATGGAAGAAATCTCTCGTCAGAAGAATCTATTTGAAGGTAGAGACAGACGAGATGAGTATCGTTTTGATAGTTTAAGAATAGAGGTGACTTAATGTTTACAGAAGAAATGGGCTCTCAAATGGGTCAAGTAGAAGTGGTGACTACAAACAATACCGGGTTAGGAGTAGATTATTGGGCTGATAGAGCTACTGATAAAATTATCTCTGTATCCGCTGAAGCTCCTCCTGCAATAAGAGAGCAGGCAGAGGCATTTAAAGAAAATGTAAGAAGTGTAATGACTTATTACATGAAACAAGCTATCTTGTCTGAACGTACAACTATATGTGGTACATTGTCCTCACAAGGACACAATGATATAGCCGAAATTATAAGGAGAATATAAAATGGCAATAACTCAAGCAATGACCACCAGCTTTAAGGTTGAGATGCTACAAGGTGTTCATAATTTTACTAATGGTAGTGGCGGTGGATCCGCAAATACAGGAGCAACATTTAAAATTGCTCTTTACACATCATCTGCAACTTTAGGTGCAGCGACTGCCGCATTTACAACAACCAATGAAGCTTCTGGAACTGCTTACACGTCTGGGGGAAATACATTAACTAATGTAACACCAACAAATCCATCAGGAACTACTGCTATTACAGATTTTGCTGATACAACTTGGAGTACTTCGACTATTACAGCTCGTGGTGCAATGATTTATAATTCTACACAATCTAATAAATCAGTAGCAATTCTTGATTTTGGTTCTGATAAATCATCAAGTTCTGGTGACTTTACAATTCAATTTCCAACACCTGATGCAACAAACGCTATAATTCGGATAGTCTAAATGCCTCATTTTAGCTTGAAAATAGCTGATAGGATTAAGGAAGCAAGTACAACAAGTGGAACAGGAACTCTTACTTTGTCTGGTGCTACTTTAGGGTTTCAAGCTTTTTCTGTTTTAGGAGATGGTGCTCGTACACAATACGGTATTACTAATGCAGCTGGAGATTTTGAAACAGGTATAGGAACATATACTGCAAGCGGTACTACGCTTAGCCGTGATTTTGTTTTTGAATCTTCTAATTCAAATGGGTTAGTTAGTTTTAGTGCAGCAGAAAAAGATGTTTTTGTAACACTGCCAGCTGAAAGAGCAGGTGTTTTATCTGCTGTTGATATATCTTCTGCTTCAGGAAATATTAATGGAGCACAAAGTGTTATACCAGAAACAACAGGTGGTTTTACACTAGGTTCAGTATTTACAGCAAAAGATGGTACAATAATAGGTGCAAATGGTTCAATAACTGTTTTTGATAATGCAGTATATTATATTGCAGATACAGCATACGCTAACGAAGTTTCTCCCTTTTGGTCTGCTGGAACGATTACAGAAATTACAGTTGCTTTAGGACAATTTAATGTGGTAGGCTCAGTAGCAATTACTGGCTCAGGAAGCGTTGAAGTTATTGATGCAACTTCTCATGCCACACTAAACTTAGGTGACACAGTTACATTAAACGCATAGGATAATAAAATGTCATTATTAACAGTAGATCAAATACAATATAACGGAGGAACAGCTCTTACCTTACCAACAGCAACACCTGGTGCTGGTGATATGTTGCAAACAAATGGTTCAGGCGTTCTTTCATGGAGAGATAGACTTCAAAAAGTAACAAATGCAGCAGGATCAGTTACTTACACAACTCCTGCTAATATTCAAGCTGGAAAATCATTAGGAACAGCTGGAGGAAATACTATGGGTTGGTATTCTGCTGGTGGTGATCCAATGAAAATAGGTTCTCATATTGGTTGGAGACTTGCTGATAAAGCAGATTTTAATGCTATTATTACTACTTATGATGGAAATGAATCTGCTAGTGCTAATCAAGGTGTTGGTACTATGAATTTAAAAATACCTGATAGTGTAAATGCTTCAGATGTTTCTAGTTATTATATGGAGGCTTACAATCTTTCAGCACAAAATGGAAATTGGTATCTTAATGTTAAACCTATTGACGCTAGTAATAATACCATTGTCAACGGTAGTCAGATAGCTCATCTTACTCAAAATTTAAATAATTCCGGTAATTATAATTATTATACAGGAGCAACTAGCCATATTAAAATAAATAATGGTGCTAGTTATACATCAATGCAAAATGGTTCTGTTAACACTCAGTATGGTGATTTTAATAGATTACAAACTCAAAGTAGTAGTATGTCATTTAGAGACCTTAATTTCCAATTACAACATTATAATGCAAAATACGATTTTGATGGTGTTGTAGAAGCAAATGGATTTTACAGCGGTAATGCCACTAACAATTTTGCAACATCAACAGTTTATCAAGGAAGAGGCGATCAAGGTAATTTTCAAATGGCAACAAACTATGCAGCAGGTTTTCAACTAGAAATGGGGAATGGTGGTAGTTTTAAAAAAGGAACTGTTTGTTTGTATTATTGTCTTAACGATGGTGCATAGGAGAAAGATATGAGTATTTTAGTAGTAAACAGTTTAAAAAATTCAACAGGTAGTTCTCCAACTTTAACATGGCCAACCACAGATGGTACTGACGGACAAGTATTACAATCATCAAACAATGCAGGTAATCTTATTTTTGGAGGAGCTCAGTTAGAGGCAGGCAACGGAACTAACATAACTTTTCCTGCAAGTGCAGCTGATGATCGTACTTTTGTTACAGATGCAAATGGTGCTTTGACAGCAACTGCCGCAGGTACAAATCCAATGAATAATGAAGAAAATCAGCAAGGAGCAAGGCTTTTAGATAGATATGTAATCTCAGGTTCTGCTGGTAATGTTGCTGCTATTAGTTTAACTGTGCCGACAGGTTATACAAATACTGACTTAAATACTATAAGAACAATGAAACTTGTTATGAGAGGTATGCAAACAACTAGTGGTAGTAATTATAGACCTTACATAACACTATTAGAACAAGATGGAACAAATTTTTTTAGTGGTAGTGGAAGCAATCCAAATGCTACTTGGGCTAGATTTGGTACAGAAGGTAGAAACAAAAATAACGCTAATATATTGGTCAATACTAGTAGTCAAGCAAGCTATTTAACTAGAGAGAATGTATACAGAACGTCTGGTTCACCTGATAATGAAGATTTTTTTAGTTCAACCACTACAAGTTCAGATCAAGCATATAATGCCGCAGCTTGTTGGAATTCTGTTTGTTATATTAATTGTACTACCTCTCCTAGTGTAATAGCAAAAACTGATTATATTAATCAGGCAGATCAAGCAAATTATTATAATGAACAAGTATATCTTGGCAATATGGGTCAATTAGCCTCTGGGAATAATACAGGAAGGCATCCAATGGGTGTTAAAATTCAAGCTAATAATAATCGAAATTGGATTTCAGGCGTTGTAGAGTTATATGGTGTATTTAAAGATGGAGTAGTAACCTAATGGGAAAGATAGTCGTAAAAAAAATACAATCGCAAGCAAGCAACACTGCTTTTCAAATACCTTCTACTGATGGTACTACAGGGCAAGTTTTAAAAACAGATGGTTCTGCTAATTTAGGTTGGACAGATAAATCATCAAAAATAGGAAGTGCTGGTATAGAGTATACAATGCCTGCTGCTGACGGAACTGCTGGTCAAGTATTACAGACAAACGGAACTGGTGGGGTTTTAGAATTTGTAACCCCTGCTAGTAATCCATTATCAACTCCTGATGGAAATCATCAAGGTATAAGACTTTGCGATAAATATTTTTGTGGTTTAAATACAGCAGCAAATGTTAGTTCTGTTACTTTAACTGTTCCTTCTTCTTACACAACTGATCCTTCAAATGTTTTAACTTTAGAACTTTATTTAAGCGGAATGACCATGAATATTGGTGACGCAAATTATGAAGATAAGTTTAGAATTACTATGATGGGACAAGACGGAACTACTACCTCTAGAGCACCAGGTGGTGGCGATACTATGAAGCAAGGTTATTCTAATAATTACAAAGATTGGAATGTACAAAGAAATCAAGGTACTGATGGAACAACAGGTAATGATGTGTATTTTAATGTTGGGTATCAATATAATAGTTATGCAATCAACACTAGATGGGATGGAACAAATGGTACATCTTTTTCGACCCATCCTGTTGGTCAATTAGTAGGAACTTGGTTTAATGCCGCTACTTATCCTAATTTTATTGCATCAGGATCAATGGGAAGAACTGGTTTTATGACTAATGAATTACCAGGTCAAAGAATTTATCACAAATCTGCTGGTTATTCTACAACACAAGGATTCCACAAAACAACTCCAAGCACTTTAAAACATTCTTTAGGAATGAAAATACAATGGAAAAGTGGAACTACTATGAAAGATGGTGTCTTTATGTTGTTCGCTAGATTTAAAGATGGCGTAGTATCTTAGGAGATTTAAATGACATCTAAGATAGTTGTAAATAATATTGAATCATCTTCAGCAACAAATGATATTAAAATTAAATCAAGAAATGTAACTTATACAATGCCAACTGCTGACGGCACTAGTGGTCAGTTTATGAAAACAGATGGCAGTGGTAATTTAAGTTTTGCTACAGTCGATACATCTGTAGATCAAACTTCTTTAAAAAACGCAGTAACAACACCAGGAACAACTTATAAAGGTGAAAGATTAATTAAAACTCTTGATTATAGTATTACTGCTCCGCCAACTGCCGCACAAAAATTTGATTTTGTAGTTCCTACATCAATGTTTACAAATAATGGTGATGCAACTTTAATGTATAGAATAAACAGGTTTCGTTTTAAATTTAGAAATCTTCAATGGTCAACCACTGCTAATCATTCAGGAGCTTTTGCAGGTCAAATAAGATTATTTGCCTCTGTTGCACCTTTAAATGCTTCTGGTAATCTTATTTTAAGTAGTAATAATAATTATAAAACTAGAGATTCATGGCAATACACAAGCTCTGGTGGTGGTACTTGGAATGATTCTAATACAGAAACAAGTTCTGGTAATGCTGGTACATATAGTAGAAGTGGTGGAAATCCAGCTAGTTACCCAAGATCAGCAGTAGGTTATGCTTTTGTTAGAAGTAATCAAAATCTTTATGCTTACAATGGAAACGCAGGTTTTGCTAATCAAATTAGACAAGGACAAGATGCTGTAAATAGAGTTGATAATTCAAGAATGAATGGTTTTAGATCAAATTTTAATGGGGAACTTGAAATTCAAAATTACAAAAATCAATGGGATGTAACTTTTGAAGCTACTACTCAAGACAATTCTAATTCTAATACAGGACAAGTTTATGTAACTAGATCAAGAAATGTTTTAGAACAAAGTGGATCAACTTGGTATGAGTCAAATACAGCTCCAGCACAAGGTGTAAGGTTGTATTTTTTACCCCATGAATTTAGTAGTGCTAATGATGGTACAGGCAGTACAAATCAAATTGAAGCAAGTTATTGGGGTTTAGCTGGTGGAAGGATAGAATTCTATGCAGACATTAGTGATTTTTAAGTTGATTAATTATTATAATTAAGATAAAAATTTAATAGGAGTAAATAATATGGCGTACACACAAGCAGATTTTGAGGTATTTACAGTAAGACCTAAAAAAGCAATTCGTAATTCTGAAGGCGTAAGAGTTGTTGAGGATTATACAGATGCAGAATGGGATCAAGCAAAAGCTGATGTTCAAGACATAATAGACAGTTATGATGTTGATTTATTTGCAAGAATAAGAGAATACAGAAATAAATTGTTATCTGATTCTGATTGGGCTATGCATTCTGATTCACCTTTAAGTAATGCTGATAAAGAATCATTAACAACATGGAGAACAACTCTTAGAAATTTACCAGCATCTGAAACAGATCCTGATGATATTACTATTCCAGATTGTCCTGTTGCCTCATTAGGTATAACTGTTATTCAACCATCAGTATAATAATGAGTGAAGAAAAAAAGGACGAATGGGTCCCACAACAAAAAGAACTAGAAGCACTTCATACTATGAGAATAGAACATAATTATGATGTAAATTTTTCTGTTGTTAGTGATAAAAAAGACTTCTTAGACGCTCTACTAGAAATTGACTCAACCGAGTTAGGTACTCAAATTAAGCAATTAATAGAATCTCAAGATAGACAATTCACAGTAGAGTAGTGTAAGTTGTTTATATTACAGGAGTAATATAAAGCATGTCTTACGGTGCAACTACATATTCAGAAGATACTTATGGAGGATCCGGTGAGTTTACACTCAGCGTTACAATATCTGTTACATCCGTATCGGCTACTGCTCAAGTAGGACAAGCTTCTGCTGGACAATTTGTAACTGTAATTCCAACAGGTGTTTCTGCAAATACAATTGCTGGAAGTGTTTTTGTTTCAGCAGCTCGTACTGAAGATATAAGCGGTGTTTCAGCAAATGTTTCTTTAGGGCCATACTCTATTGCTACTCAAGGCAATGTAAGTATAGTTATAGAAACACCTATAACAGCTACTATGTCTGTAGGTAATGAAACTGTTAACTTTGGTGTAACTTGTTTTCCGTCAGGTGTTTCTGGAACAGCTACATTAGGCAATCCAACTATTATTGCTAATGTTCTTGCTTATCCTCGTCAAGATGAAAACTTTGCTATTACCGTATACAATGATGGTGGTGGTAATAAATATTATGCTAATGGTCAAAAACAAAGTCTTTATACGGCTTTACACAAAGGTTTCACTTATAGATTTGATCAGTCAGATTCAAGCAACACAGGTCATCCATTAAGATTTAGTACTACACAAGATGGTTCAAATTACACTAATGGAGTTACAGTAGTAGGAACGCCTGGTCAGTCAGGAGCTTACACACAAATTGTTGTGGCTGATAATGCACCTAGCACTTTATATGTAAAATGTAATATTCACAGCGGAATGGGTTTTGCTGTTACTGTTGGCGTTAATGTAAATCTTTTAATGACATTGAGTGAAGGAGATGTTAGTTTATCCATGGGAGCAACAGCGTTTCCTACTGGCGTTTCAACACTAGGTCAAATTGGAACCGTGTTGGTGCAAGAAGGTTCTACTGTTTACCCAACAAGTGTTACTGCCACTGGTGAAGTTGGCGAGTTGGTGTTATGGCAAGAAGTAGATACAAGTCAAACACCTAATTGGACAAGGATTGCTGCATAATGGCTACATATAGTAATTTAGGAATAAAATTAATTCAAACAGGTGAAGAATCTGGTACATGGGGTACAAGTACAAATACTAATTTTGATCTTATAGATCAAGCAATTGCTGGTTATGTTAGTTATGCAATGTCTAATGCAGATTTTACTTTTAGTATATCTGACGGAAGTTCTTCTGATGCTAGGAATAAATTTATTAATTTTACAGGAACTTTAACATCTGGAAGAACTATTACATTTTCTCCTTCTGATTTAGAAAAAACTTGGTATGTAAAAAATGCAACTACAGGAGGTCATACTCTTACTTTTAAACAAGGTTCAGCTGGTAATACTATTACACTTCCAAATGGTGCAACAGCTATGATTTACGCTACTGGTGCAGGAGCTACTAATGGATCTATTGAAAATGGTATTGGAACTTTATTAGTAGATGGTCTTATTCCAGAAACAACAAATTCAGCTGATATAGGAACATCTTCTAAAAAATTTAAAGATATTTACATTGATGGAATTGCTTATTTAGATGCAGTAGATATTGATGCAGGAGTTATTGATGGTGTAAATTTAGGAGCTAATTCACCTATAGTTAATTTACAAGTAGATAACGTAAATATTAATGGTAATAATATTAAATCAACAACCAATCAATTAGGTTTTGTAACAGGCGGTACAGCTGAAAGAATAAGAATAGATGCCTCTGGTAATATATTTTTTGGTGGTATAACAAGTACATCACAAAATGCAAATGCTAGTGCTTATATAGACACAAATACCACTTTAAAAAGTTATCAAGGCTCAGGTATACAACATATTACATTTTTAAACGGGGCTACAACTGTAGGCTCCATAAGTAACAACGGAGCTAATGCTTCTTTTAATACAACCTCTGATTATCGAGTTAAAGATAAATTAGGTGAGATTGAAGATGCAGTTGAAAGGGTTCTAGAGTTACAACCTCTTCTTTATTCTTTTATAGGAAACGAAGATATTCACGAAGGTTTTATAGCTCACGAAGTTGATGCTGTAGTTCCTAATGCAGTTACCGGTGATAAGGACGCTGTTGATCCAATAACAGACGCACCAATCCTACAGCAATTAGATTTATCTAAGCTGGTTCCTTTACTTACTCAAGCTTTAAAAGAAGCAATTTGGAAAATCGATGATTTACAAGAGAAAGTGGAAGAATTACAAGATGCCGTTAGCGAAATTTAATTTCCGACCTGGAATAAACAAAGAAACAACAGATTATACAGACGAAGGTGGCTGGACAGATGGCAACCTTGTTCGTTTTCAAGCGGGCCTTCCTCAAAAAATAGGTGGATGGGAAAAATATTCTCAAAATTCTTTTTTAGGAAGTTGCCGAACATTGTTTGAGTGGTCTGATTTTGACGGCAATCAATATTTAGGTGTAGGAACTAATCGTAAGTTTTATGTCCTTAATCAATCTGTTTTCTATGATATTACACCATTACGATCCACAGTATCAGCTACAGATATAATGACTACAAATGGAACAACTACTGTAAAATTTACTGTTACAAGTCATGGTTGTGCTACAGGAGATTTTGTAACTATCTCTGGATTGTCAGCTCCTGTTAATGGTATTCCAATAGCAGAAATAAATGCTAATCATTCTGTGGCTGTTGTTGATGCTAATAACTTTAATATAACAGTTACCACTCAAGCTAATGGATCTACTTCTAATACTGGTGGTACTTTAACATTTGCTTTTGAGATACCTGTTGGCGAAGATCAACAGAATCTTTTAGGTGGTTGGGGCTCTAGTAGTTGGAATGCTGGCTCTTGGGGTTTTGGTGCTACCGGAACTTCTTTTAGATTATGGAATCAAGATAATTATGGTGAAGATCTTATTATGAATTACAGAGGCGGTGGTATTTATAAATGGGACGAAAGTGCAGGCACAAATACTCGTGCTACAGATATAACTGATGATTCAGGAGCTATTTTAGCTCCAACAAAAGCAAATCAAGTTATTGTTTCTGAAAGAGACGGCCATGTTATTGCGTTAGGTGTTGATCCTATTTCTGGTGCTTCTAGAACAGGAACAATAGACCCAATGATAATAGCAATTTCTAATCAAAACAGTGCAGTCGATTGGCAAATACGAACAGATGGTACATCTACAGCTGATCAAATTGAATTAAATCTAGGTTCTGAGATTATTGGCGGGCTACAAACTCGTCAGGAAATATTAGTATGGACCGATATCGCATTGTTTTCATTGCGATTCGTAGGGGGACCCCTGCCCTTTACCACTTCTCTCCTCGCTAGGGGTCCCTCGATACTTGGTCCAAATGCAGCAGTTAATGGAGCTGATGCAACATTTTGGATGGATAAATCTAACTTTTATGTTTACACAGGTTCTGTTAACGCTCTTCCTTGTAGCGTAAAAGAGTATGTCTTTAACGATATTAACTATGACGAAAGATATAAAATTTTTGGTTTTTCTAATCAAACATTTGATGAAGTAGGATGGTACTATCCTTCTTCTGGTTCTAACGAGATTGATCGTTATGTAACTTATAACTATGTGCAAAGAACATGGTCTATAGGTAAAATGGAAAGAACAGCTTGGATTGACTACGGCATTTATCAAAAACCAAGAGCAGCTGGTGGTACATCACCAGGTTATGTTTATGCTCACGAAGTAGGTTATGATGATGACGGAGCTCCAATGGATGGCGTTTCTATTCAGTCAGGAGATATTGATATAGGTGACGGCGAACAATTTGCGTTTGTTAGTCGAGTTATACCAGACTTTAGATTTATAGGAACTGATGGTGCTGGATCACAAACTGTTGATTTATCTGTAAAAATGCGTGATGCACCGGGTGGAACATTAGTAGCTGATGCAACTATACCTGTTGATGCAGAAACAAAAGTAACAAACATTAGAGGAAGAGGAAGACAGTTTTCTTTAAATGTAACTAGTTTTAATGACGGAAGTAATAACAATGCTAATCGTCTTGGAGTTGGTTGGAGATTAGGCTCTACACGACTCGATGTTAAGCCAGATGGGAGACAATAATGCCACGTTATGACATTCGACAAGCCTTCTCATCTCTACCTCGTTTTACACAAGGCGACATAGATGCAGACAAACTAAACAGAATGGTGCGTACATTAGAACAAAACCTTTTTCAATTGGATTTAAATGTGGTACCTTCTTACACAACTAACGAAAGAAATGGTAGAAAATTTAGCCCAGGTGGGTTAATATTTAATACAACGGTGGAAGTACACCAAGCGTACGATGGCAATGCTTGGAGAAATTTATATTTACCTGTGGTTTATCCGACGGGTATGAGTTTAACAAGTTCCATAGGAACAGTAACAGTGGTGACATCGTAATGGCATTACCAATAGCATTAGCAGCAGGAAGAGCCTTAATTCCAGCAGCAGGAAGAGCAGTAGCTCCTTACATTGGAAGACAAGTAGCAAAAAGAGGATCAAGTGCTGTAATACCTTTAAGTCAAAGAGGTATAGGAACATTTTTTCCTAAAATATTTGGTAA